CAGTGGGTCATGCATCCGCGCGGCGTGAAGTGGCTGGGCGGAACGCAGGCTGGCGTCACGCCGGCCAACAGCGAGCTGGCCACCGCGACGAACTGGCAGCGCGTGTACGATCCCAAGATCGTCCGCATCGTCGCCTTCAAGCACATGCTGGCGGCCTAATCGTCTGACCCTCAGACGGTGAGCTGAAACACAGGACCCTCCCTGGCTCTCGAAGCTGGGGAGGGTTTTTTGTGACTCTGGAGAAATTCATGTTTGGATCGAAAGGCTTCCGCGCCAAGGAAGCGACTGCGAACTACAAGCGTCGCATCAAAAAGCTTCAGACCGACGAGGTCCGCGCCGTTCGCTTCGCCAATCTGCACGGCAATGCCGAGCCGGCCGTTGCGCCGGAAGCGGTGGAGCCTGCCGAGGTCGAAGTGACCGAGGAGACCCAGCCCGCGACGACCGACGCCCCCGCGCCGGAGACGCCCGCCGACGAAGCCGGTGAGAACGGCGACGCGCCTGCCGACGAGGCTGGTGACGAAGACGCCGAGGACGCTGGCGACGAAGATGCCGGCGAGGATGCCGCCGAGGGCGAGGCTGACGCCGCTCCCACGGAAGGCGAGACCGCCCCGAAGAAGAAGGCCGGCAAGGCCAAGAAGAAGTCCGCCAAGTAAGCGGCAGGAGTAGTCATGGGATACGCGACGAAGGAAGACATCGACGAGCTTTACGGCACCGACCTCCTCGTCAAGATCGCTGACTACGACCGTGACGGCACGCCGGACCCCCTCGTTGTTGACAAGGGGCTCCAGGCTGCCGACGAGATTTGCGACGCCTACCTGTCTGCCCAGTACACCATCCCGGTGGTCCCCACGCCCGGCGTGGTGAAGAACTGCGCGATCGACATCGCGGTCTACAAGATCGCGCTCGGCCGCGGCGGGCGAACGGATGAAATGCGCGTCCGGTACGAAGACGCTCTTGCCCTGCTGGAGAAGATCTCGACCGGCAAGGTGGGCCTTGGCTTACCGCCCACGACCGGCACCGACGAGAACGGAGACCCGGTGACGACCAACCCGAACGTCAAGCGTTCCGGAGGGTCGTTCGACTGCGGGAGGGCCTGATGCCCGCCGAACTCAAGTCTCGGATGACCGTCAAAGGTCTCGCCGAGCTGAACAAACGCATCGCCGAGCTGCTGCACGACGCCGACAATCTGCGGCCGGTCTGGGATCAGGCAGCCGAGTACATGGTGCGCTCGACGCAGAACCGCATCAACCAGACGCACAAAGGTCCGGACGGAACGCCTTGGGCTCGCCTGGCCGATCTCACGGTCAAGCTGAAGGGCAACGACTGGCCACTCTATGCCACCGGCAAGCTGGTCAATGGCATCCAGGTCGGACAAGTCAACCGCGCCGGCTTCACCATTCAGTCGACCGCGACGAATGAGGACGGCCAGAACTATTCGAACTGGGTCCAGAAGGGCGTTCGCCGCAGCAAGGGCAAGTACAAGAAGAAAACCCAGCCGCACTCTCCGGCTCGTCCGTTCATGGGCTTCTCGAAGGAGAACGTGGCCCGGATCAGCAAGATGATCCGCGATCACCTGAAGAGAACCTGATGAGTGCGATCGTAAATTTCCGCAACAAGATCATCGAGACCATCAAGGCCGCGGCTCCCAATGTGGACGTCGACTGGTACGATGGTCTCTTCGATGAGAAGGACGTTGCTGACTGGACGCTGAAGACTCCCGCAGCTCGCGTCGCTGTCATGAAGGTCCCAGCAGAACATCACACGACCGGTGAGTTGAACGCCTGTCTCAAGGTGGTCGTCGTCATCATCGACGAGAACCGCCACGTCCTTCTGGACGGAGACGAAGATGCGTGGAACCTGGTCGAACAGGTCGCCATCCTGGCGAACCTGAACACTTTCGGCGACCCAAACGCCGCACCCGCCACGAAGATCGACTTCAAGCGCATCAGCCAGCCTGAGCTGCGTCGAGAAGGCATCACTGTCGGCATCGTTGAATGGCAGAGCGACTTGATGATCGGACGAAACCGGTCACGCGAGCGCGAGTACGTCTATCTCAACGGCCAGCAGGTCACACAGGTGCCTCGCAGCCGCGTCACGGCGCTCGGCCAGGTCACCCTGGCAAGCGGCGCCCACGCAGAAGAAACGCTGGACATCACCCCAGAGGACTAACCCGCCATGCGCGCTGTACACGCCATGGAGCGGCGACTGCAGGATCTTGAACGCAAGATCCAAGGCAAGGAGCGGCTCGGCAAAATCGTCGACGTCAAGTTCGAGAAGAATCGCTGGTACGTCAAGCTCAACGATGGGCAGGACGAAAGCCCGAGCGGATCGGGCGGCAAGCGCGGCGACACCGTCAAGAGCGACTGGCAGCCGTGGAAGAGCTTCTCCCACGGCACGATCAAGTCGTCCGTCCCTCCGAAGAAAGGCCAGTACGCGCTGCTCCGCGGCGTGAACGGCATGATGGAGCTGGCGACCGCAGAGCCGTACCACTACGGCCCCGAGAACCCGTCGCCTCACGACAAGCCGGACGAGATCGTCCACCTGATCGAGGACGACGAGAACGAGCAGCAGCAGGGCGGCCAAGGTGGCCAGGCCGGCGGCGGCTCGATGTCTGCCATGTCTGAAGGTGGCGGCGAGGGCGGCGGAGGCGGAAAGTACAACACCTGGCAGCGGATCACGAAGGATCTGCACCACCTGATCATCCAGAAGAAGGGCGCCAACATGGACGCCATGGGTGATCTCGGCGGCCTCGCTGGAATGGCCGGCCTCAACGGGCTGGACATGTCGAACTTCACCAGCGCGATGGGCGGCCTCGGCAACATCGGCAATCTGGGCAACCTGAACCTCGCCAATATGGCGGACTTCAGCCAGATCAGCAGCATGATCAACATCAGCAACCTGCAGAACTTCGCCAACCTCGGACAGATCGCGCAGTTGCAGAACATGACGCACCTGACCTCGGTCGGCAACATCATGCAGACCGTGCAAACGGTCCTCGGCGGCGGCAGTCTTCAGGCGCCCGGCGGCGACGCTGGCTCGGACGGGCAGGGCGCAGGCCAGAAGCAACAGTCCTCCCGCAAGATCCCCGAGATCCAGGAGGACGGTCACTCCGACACCACGCAGGTGCTGGCGGACAAGGAAAAGATCGTCAAGACGGTCGGCGACAAGAAGTCGTTCTACCGGCAGGACGAAGAGAAGGTCCACATCCGCTTCGGCGAACAGGACGAGAAGGCCGACATCCTCATGGAGGACGGCAAGCTCAAGGTCCAGTTCAAGGACAAGAAGGCGGTGATCACCCTGACCGAGGAAGACCTGACGGTCCAGTTTGGTGAGGACGAGAACGCTAAGATGGTGATGACCGACGAGGACATCACGATCACCCAGGGCGGCGAGGATGCTTCCAAGATCTTCATGACAGACCACGAGATCGTGGTGTCGCAGGGCGAGGACGCTTCGCGCGTCACGATCCAGGAAGACTACGTCGAAGTGAAGGGCGCCGCTGAGTGCTCTGTCGGCGTCGATGGTCGCTGGGTCTACATCAATCAAGGCCGCGTCAACCTCGGCGTTTCCGGTCCCAAGGAGATGGCGCAAATGCGCGTCATGACCGAGGCCGGTCCCTCGAACCGAGTCTGGGCCAACATCGCTTAACAAGGAACAAGAAGAAAATGCCCAAGTACAACGTCGAAAAAGCGATCTGGCTCGGCGGTCTCAAGCAGGATGCCGGCTCGGTTGTCACCCTCACCGAGGCGCAGGCCAAGTATTGGGGCCACGCGCTGAGCAAGGTCGAAGACAAGCCGGCCGAAGCCGCTCCCGTCACGAAGAAGGCTGCCAAGAAGGCCGACGCCGCGGGCGCGGTCGTGACCGAGCAGCCGGAGGCAACTGCGAATGGCGCTGGCAACTGAGCATCTGATCGACATCGACCGTAAGACGGGCGACTACGTTCAGGGCTGGCCGCGCATCAAGCAGAGCATCGAAACGATCCTCACCACGCGCATTGGCGTTCGCCTGATGCGCCTCTGGTGGGGTTCGAACTTCATCAACATGCAGGACAAACCGGGCAACGAAGAAACGATCATGAGCGGCATGATGGCAGCGATCTCCGCCATCAACACCTATGAGCCCGAGTTCAAGGTCACCCGCGTGTCGATCGATGCGTTCGACTCTTCCGGCGAAATCACCATCACCATTGAGGGTGTCGACCTGATCGACGCGAGCCTCAAGCGCACAAAAACCACCGTTTAAGGCGAGGGCCCGATGCCGAGTTTTGAGTCACCCGCGCTGTACATCGACTTTGCGCGACTGCCGCCGCCGAAGGTCATCGAGGAGATCGACTACGAAGTCCTCCTCAAGGTCTACCAGGACCAGGTGGTTGCGAAGAACGGCGATCTCGCTCGTGCGGTAGCGCTTGAGCAGTCACCCACGAACATCGTCCTGGAGGCTGAAGCCTACGGCGAGATGATCGTCCGCGAGCGCATCAACGCCGCGGCGCGAGCCTCCATGCTGCCCTTCGCCACCGGTTCTGACCTAGAAGTTATCGGCGCCCGCTTCAACGTGGCGCGCATGGACGGCGAGCTGGACCCCCGCTTGCGGAGGCGCATCCAGCTTTCGATGGAGTCTTTCTCCACGGCCGGCAGCCCAGGCGCCTACATCTTCCATGCGCTGAGCACCTCACTGAGTGTTAGGGACGCCACAGCAGTCGCCGAGCGCGGCACGGGCAGGGTCACCGTCACCATCATGGCGGACGGGGCCGATCCGGTTCCGACTGGACCTCTGGTCGATGCGGTCTATGACCGCCTGATGTCAGACGGCATCAAGCCTCTGACCGACGACATTTCCGTGCTGCCGGTGACCAAGATCCCGGCGGACATCACCGCCAACCTCACGCTCTACCCTGGCCCTGACGCATCGCTTGTCATCGCCGACGTCAACAAGGCGCTGACCGCGCTGCGCGCCCGCGTCTCTCAGATCGGCCGCGACCTGAAGCGATCCGCGGTGCTCGCCGCCCTCAATCAGGAGGGTGTGCAGAACGTCGACACGGAGTTTCAGGATATCAACGTCGGGAACAGCGGCGTCGTCTGGATCAATTCCGCCAGCGTGAACGTGTCCAACGTACGCGAGGAATAACCAAATGGCTCAGCGCCTGATGGACCAAATCCTGGCGCCGAACGCTACGGTCTACGAGCGCACTCTCGCCTCTCAGGTCGATCGGCTCCTGTCTCTGGACACCGATCGACTGCGGCGACTCTGGGATCCTTATCGATGTCACATCGACGACCTGCCGTATCTGGCTTGGTCGTTCTCGGTGGACTTGTGGGACACGGAATGGCCTGAAGCCAAGAAGCGCAAGGTCGTCGCCGACGCCGTCGCACACCACCGCATCAAGGGTACGAAGGCCGGCATGGCCACCTACCTTGATCTGGTCGACTGTAATCTCGAAAACCTGATCGTGCCACCTGCGCGCGGCTATCGCATCCCTGCGATGACCAACGACGAGTTCATGTCGTGGCTGCTGCATCTGCCGCAGATCCGGCTGTACCCGTACATCATTCGCGATCCTGCCGGCGAGCGTGAGTTTCGGACGAAGGACGTCTACTTCCGGAACATCAACTTCCGTGAGCCCAGCAACGGCCCGAACCTCTATGGCCGCAAGGCGTCGATCGTCAATAATGGGGCTGAGACCTTCGTTAAGCTCGAAGCGATGACTGAGCTTGGCGGCCAGATCATAGAGCGCGTCTCGTTCGCCAACACTTCAGCGCGCGACTATCACAGCACGGGCTTTCGCGGCGAGAAGTTCTATCAGCCGACTGACGCTGCCAACAACATCGTGACGGTGCGGCTCAGCCAAGCCTCATCCCAGCTGACGTCCGTTACGCCGGGGCTCACACCCCAGGATGTTCGACCGACGCAGATCGCCGAAGTGCATACCGCCTACGCGGATCAGCACTTCCACGACTACAACGCCTCGTTCCGAGGTAAGAATTTCCGCTGCGAGACGGATGCGGCCCGCTGGATCTACGATCGAGTGGCACTGCACAACAAGGCTGACCTGCCCGCAGGTTTGGCCGTCAAGTCTTATCGCGGTCATATGCGGTACGGCATTCAGCCCTTCACGGCTGAAGCGAAAGTCAGCATCCCGCTGAAACGGTCCCCGGCTCAAGGCTTTGGTGGCCGCTTCCGCAATGGCTTCCGCGTCCTGACCGACATGAAGAAGCTCGACGACGCCTGCGGGGCGATCGTCGCTGCCAAGCCTCTGCGCGACACTGTTCTCGTCGACACGGTCAACCACCGGGTCGTGCGTCTCAAGGACAGGCGTCGACTCGGAACGTTCAAGCTCGGCGAAATCAAGAAGGTCGCATAGCGATCTAAGGATCAACCACAAGCCGCTCCTCACCGGGGCGGCTTTTTCATTTTGGGAACACCAGTGGAAAACAAAATCATCTTCCATGCGAACATCGACGATGATCCGACCGACTTCACGCGGTTGCAGGATTTCGCCGAAGCTTCGCTTGACCACGTCGTGCTCGACGGCATCAGCAACCTCACCAAGTACGTCGGCTTCGGCGTCACGAAGGTCGCGGTGACGCAGATCCAGGTTCAGACCGGACGTCTCTACTCTGCCGGCAAGGTCTACTCCTCGTCCGACACCGCCTGGAGCAAGGACTTCATCACGCAGCTGCCCGTCGCCGGCAAGCGTATCGCCTCGGTCGTTACCTGGGGCCAGGAGACGGACACGGACATCCGCCCGCGTCAGTTCCTGATCAACGCTGAGACCCGCCAGGCCGAGCCGCAGGCCGTGCCGCTGGTTCATTCCCGCGTCGCCAATCTGAACGTCGTTCTCGGCGCTGAGGCTCCGGACCCGTCCGCCCCGCTGGTGGACGCCGGTTACACGGTCATCGCCAACGTGGTCCTGACGCCGACCGGCGTCGACTTGATCACGATGAACATCGACAACCAGCTGCCGAGCGTCCAGGCGCACGAGCAGCGGATCGACGACCTCGAACAGTTCGAGGAGACCGCCGGTCTCCAGATCAAGACGCTGGCCTCCGACATCGCGGCTCTGAAGGCCGCGGGCTCGAAGGGCGACGTCGACCAGGCCACCATGGGCCGCACGCTGGTCCGTCTGGCAGTGCTCGAGTCCAAGAACGGCGTGGTCTACAACGCGATCGACTCGGACGCGAACTTCTTCCTCGACACCGTCAAGTCGCAGCTGGATGACCCGCTGTCGCATGTGAAGGTGGAAGAGGGCATCCGCA